AGCCCCGAACAAAGTTTTGGAAATAATAAAGGGATCTTTACACCTACTGATATTTATGATTTAACAAGAGCAGATAAATATACACAGTATGGACAATTAGAATTTATTCAAACTCAAACTATTTCTACATCTACTTCAAATATGATTTTTTCTAATATAAAAGAAAATGAATATGATGTACATTTTTTAACTTATACAAGTTATGGGTGTCCTGTTGATAATAGAAGATTAGTAATGAGATTATATGAAGATGGTGTTTTAGAAACAGCAAGTGTTTATAGATATGGAGGAATGAATAATAGAACAGATGGAGCTTTTCATACAGGTAGTAATAGCAGTTCAAGTTTTCACTTAGGTGTTAATGGAGATGCTGACGCTAATATTCACGATAACGGATATATTTATATTTACAATGCAGGAGATAGTACTAAATATACTTTTTATTCTGCACATACAACAGGTTTGTATCAAACAAATGCAAAATTTGGAAGTATATTTTTAGGTGGAGTGTTGCCACAAGCAAGTGTAGTTGACGGAATAAAATTAATGTCATCAACTGAAAGCGATAACATTGATTCTTTAACTGCGTCTTTGTATGGCATAAAGGCATATTCATAATGAGTACTAATTTACAGTTTATTAAATCATTAACACCAGATGGTAGTAGCTCCTCATTATCTATAACAGATGTTTTTTCAGCTAATTATAATGTTTATGCAGTAAGTTATCATCTTACAACAGATAGTGGTAGCCCAAAAGATACAGATTTAAGGTTGATTAATTCAAGTGGCACAATAGTTAGCGATTCAAATTATGATTATGCTTACTTAATAAATGGAACAGGGTCATCTACTGAAACTAAAGATACTGACCAAGATAAAATAACAGCTATGTTAGGACCAACAGATTTTCCACCTGAAGGCAATGCAGGAATCTTTTATGTTTACAATCCTTTTTCCTCATCAAGTTATACATTCATAACTTCACAATCAGCAAATAGGCATAATGGTCAAACTAATGGTTGGAAGGGTATTGCAGTATTAAAAGCAACAACAAGTATTACAGGGGTAAATATTTTTTTATCAAGTACTAATCCAACTAATGAAAGTTATATAAGAGTATATGGAGTTAAATAATGGCAGGTAGCTTAATAAAAATAGATGAGGTAGATGTAACAAGTGGCGTATCAACTGTTACTTTAGGTGGTGTTGATTGGGATGACTCTTATGATGTTTATCAAGTTGTTGCTAATAATGTTCAATGTTCATCAGATACTAAAACACTTACTTTTAGATTTTTAAATAGTTCTAATGCAACTATAGATACAGGATATCTTGTTGCTTTTAAAACTCTTAAATCTAATGCAGCTTTTGGAGATGATCAAGGTGCTTTAACATCAGCACCATTTATTGATTTATACCTTGGAACAGGAACAGGAGAACAAGCTAATGGTGTTTTATATATTTTTAATTCAAACAATGCAAGTGAATTTACGTGGTACACACAAGAAATAGCATACTTGAATCAATTAGGAGTTTTAACAGGCAATCAAGGTGGTGGAATTCATAAAGTTGCAGGATTAACTAAAGGTGTGCAATTCTATATGAGTGGTGGCAACATTGATAATGGCTCATTTACTTTGTATGCTTTAAAGAAGTAAGTATAAGAAATATATAGTAAGATAGGAAAGATATGGCGATAAAAACAATAGAACAATTTAGAACTGAGGCAACTTCTGAAATAGAAGCTAATAAGCCAATGTATGCTCAAGTAAATAATGAACGTAGAGAATTTAGTGACGCTGAGTATGACCAAGCTATTGAGGACTTAGCCCAATCTAAATTAGACGCGCAAGATAATGGCTATGCAAGAGCTAGGCAAGAAAGCTATCCAGCACTTGGTGAACAACTTGATATGTTGTATCACGATATGACTGCTGGAAAAGGCGATAAGACTGGTGATTGGTATAAAGCCGTTAAAAAAATAAAAGACGATAACCCTAAACCTAGCTAATGAAACTTGATGTCATTAGGACACAGTTTGGTCAAGACGCTACTAATGGTTTGCTATTTGTTAACGGAGTTTTTGAGTGTTACACGTTAGAAGACCAATATCAAGCAGTCAAAGTAATGCACGAAACTTGTATACCAGAGGGTGAATACGAAATAAAATTTAGGAAAGTTGGTGGGTTTCATGCAAAGTATACAAAACGTTATGGCTCAATGCACCATGGTATGTTGTGGCTTCAAGACGTTCCCGGATTTGAGTACATATTAATTCACACAGGGAATACTGATTCTCACACCAGCGGTTGTTTGCTAATTGGTGAAACTCAACAAGACCTTGACAAAGGTATAGACGGTTTCGTTGGTGGCTCGGGTGACGCTTACAAAAAGCTATATCCAAAAATAGCAAGTAAATTACTAGCTGGGGAAAAGGTTACTATTAAATATTCTAAAATAAATTTAGATAGTGAAGTTAAGGTTTTTCAAACTAAACCCAATGAAATAGAAGAAAAACTTTCTGAGATTAATGGGAATATCAAAATACTGCAAGCTAAAATGGAGGACAAGAATATAATCTAACGGGGAGTCGCCCTATAAATATTTCATGTCCCAAATGCAAACAAGTTTTAATATTTAACTCTAAGACCTCAATGTTCCTTTGTGGAAATAAAAAATGCAAAGATTACAACCGTAGGCAATTTGGTGGTAGTATTTGAAATGAACAAGGAGAATATGAAAAGTAAAAGCTATTGGTTATTCATTTTAAATAAAGCATTTAGAACAGGCTTACAGTCAGCAATCTCTTTATATCTTGCTCAATCCACAGGGATTATTAATGCAGATATAGTTGAGCTTATTGGTGTAGCATTTCTAACTAGCGCATTGTCAGTATTACAGAACGGATTGGAACAGTATAAACCCAAAGCAACATTTGAAGACTAATGAAAGCAACAGTTAATCTTAGTCAAATATTGCAAGGTGGTTTAGCAGCTTTAGTCGGTTGGTTGTTTAAAACTGTTAATGACATGCAACAACAAGTTGCAACTTTAAACGCACAAGTAAATGCTTATCAAGAAAGTATCGTAGGCTTTAATCAAAACCTAATTATTATTGAAGAAGTTATTAGAGAAATATTATTTAAAGTAGGTGGGTAATGGACTGTTGCGGTAGCGGTTGTTGTGGCGGTAGGTAGTGCTTAAAAAACTTAAGGACAATCTAGGTTTAGTCGTTACTGGTATTGCTTTGATGTCGTCAGTTGGCGCTGGTGTTCAATCTCTTAACGCAGTATTGCAAACTCTTACGGGTATTGATGACCGTATGAATAATATTGAATATGAATTTTATCAACTAAAAGAAAGCACAATGGTATCAAATGATATTGCAATCCTTTATGAAAAGATTTATCAGCTTGAGCAAGTTGCATACGACGCTGAATATTTAGAAACTGAGTTAACAACATTAAGGGCTAACTACCAAAATTTAGATAATGAAGTTAGAGATTTAGAGTGGAAACTTGAGGACTTTCAAGCTAGATATATTTCTGAATTAAATAATCCACCACAAGATACGCAATCATACGAATTAATGAAATGGGAGTGGCAAGATTTACTAAAGAAAGTAACAGTATTAGAAACAAATCAGCTTGAAACTTGGCAACTTGATGATATTAAAAATAGAATAGCTTACTTAGAAGCTCAAATGCACGGTCATTGATAATGTGTTTAGTAACTTCTGAAGCTGACGGCTCTTTTATACAAATATGTAATTGTAAACACGGAAGTGAACATTGTGATAATGTCTGATAATGGATACACCCAAAAAGAAATGTTAGGAGTCTTAATGGCTGATATTGATAAAATATATTCAAAACTAGAGGACATACAAAAAGATTTACAAACTAGACCTACACGGCAGGAAATATACGGCTGGATTATAGCAGGTATATCTATTGCTACCCTTGTAACGTTTTTAAACTAATTTCTTAACTTGGTATTTACTACATTTAATTCACTAGAATTTTTGTATGAAAAAGAAAGACGTTAAGTCTTTAATAAAAAAACGACAGGACGTAACACACAATATCGAGTTGGGTAACAATTATTATCCTAGTGGTTGGAAACCTACCGTTAGTTTTGACAAAGGAACAAATAGCGGTGGTATTACTCATGTTCAACCAGCAGACAACAACTTTAAGTATGATTCTTTATTAACTAGCTGGGGCTTTGACCCTCAAGAATTTTATATAGACCAAGATACAATAAAATTTTCTACGTGGGATACACAACTTAAAGGCGGTAAAGTTGAGCAAATGTATGCCTTTAAGGCAATTATAAAACGTAAACACCCCGAAAAAGATAAATATTTTGAAGCGTTACAACAAGAAATTAAAAATAAAAAACCTATTAAGGTTAAACAAACTAAAGGTGACACCGCATATTTTTTCTTTCTAGCTGATTGGCAACTTGGTAAGAAAGATTGGGGAAGTCTTAAAACAGTTGAACATATACGTAGAGCTATTAAACAAGCCAAAATAAATATAAAAGAACTTAACAAAACATGCACAATAGATGAAATTTATATTATTGGATTAGGTGACCTTATTGAAAACTGCTTCGGATTTTTTGACCACCAACCATTTAATATTGAACTTAGTAAAACAGAACAAGAGCATTTAACTAGGGTTATGATTCTTGAAGTTCTTGACGGGTTACTAGGTTTAGCACCAAAAATTATTCTTGGTGGAGTTCCCGGAAACCACGGTGAAAATAGGTCAAGCAAAGGTCAAGTAGTTACTAATAAATTAGATAACAGTGATACGGCAGCTTTACAAATTGTAGGTGAAATAATAAAAGGGCGACCTAGATATAAGCACGTGAAAGTTGTTGTACCTAACGATTATCATTTAGTTCTTGAAGTTAAAGGTCATCATATAGGGTTTACACATGGTCACATGACTGCTGGTGGTGGTGACCCATGGCTTAAAATGGAAAAGTTTTGGAAAGGTCAAATGTATGGTTGGCTTCCAATAGGTGGCGCTTCTATTCTTGTATCGGGTCATTTTCATCATTTAAGAGTAGTCGAACAAAAAGGACGTACTTGGATACAAGCACCTAGCCTTGACGAATCGCATGAATTTACTGCTCGTACTGGATTTGGTACGAAGCAAGGTGTTTTAACATTTACCGTAAACAAACAGGGTTGGGATAATTTAAGAGTTTTATAGCAATATATTAATTGTTAATTTATAATTGAGTATGGATATTGTAGCCATTGAAAATGACGGAACTAAGGTAAGATTGGTTATACAACAAGGTGATAACTTTTCGTATCAAAATTTGGGTAAAGGTATATTAAGAGTTATAGAAAGCACAGATGATTCCCTTACTATTGAGCACGTTAATAAGTTGCACCACACCAACATTTGAAACGCCTTTAGAGTTTCGTCAATATATTGATTGTCGTAAAGGGCAACAACAAGTACAAGTTGTCCAAGATTGGCAACCCCTAATTGAGAAATACTTTAAAACTGAAGATGTAAGTAAAGCTATGCGTATTGTTTTTTGTGAAAGTTCTGGACGTGCAAATGCAGTTGGTAAAAACACAAACGGAACTAGGGATATAGGTCTTTGGCAATTTAACGACAAGACGTGGGCTTGGTTGAAGCCAAAACTAAATATTAAAAAAAATAGATACGACGCTGAAACTTCTACTGCGGTAGCAAGTTGGCTTGTATACAATGACGGCTGGTTTCATTGGAACAGTAGTAAGCACTGCTGGGGTGATAAATGAACGTTCATCAAATATATTGGGATTTCTACGGCAATGGTATGAACAAGTTATTTACAGAAAGTAAGTTAGCTTTTCAATTGTGGTGTAGAGAAAATAATTATCAATATAAACTTTGGGACGAAAAAGAGTGTGACCAATTAATATTTGAGTATCCACAATATTTAGATATGTACCTTAGTGCAAGATATAAAATTATGAAACTTGATATTATTAGGTTATTAATATTGCATAAACATGGTGGAATTTATGTTGATTTAGATGTCTTTCCACAGTGTGAAATTAAAAACGATAAAGAATTGTATTTTGTTTTAGATAAATGTAATGGTAATCGTAATACTAAATATATAACAAATGAAGTACTACAAGTATCTAAAGGTAATTTATTTGCACTTGACTTTCTAGATTATATAAAAATACAAATAGATAAAAAATCAAATATGGATATTTATAAAACTTGGAAAAAAAGATTTGTTTTACAGACCACAGGACCATACGCCTTAACAAGATTTTTGAAAAAGAAAAAATATGATTTTGATTATTATACAACAAATCAGCTTGAATTTAAAAATGGTACATGGAACTGTATTGGCTTAGGTGATACTGAAAATGTTGATTTTAAAACACACCAATCAGAGAGTTGGTATAATGCTACGTAAGGAGAGTATATGTTAGAGCTAAATGAAGTAGATATTGATACCCTTAATGAATATCCTGATAATCCACGTCAGGGTGATATATATAAAATTTCGGAAAGTTTAAATCAGCACGGGCAATATCGTCCTTTGACTGTAAATAAAAGGGATATGACAATTCTTACAGGTAATCACACATGGAAAGCTATGAAACAATTAGGTTGGAAAACTTGTATTGTTACCTACGTTGATGTTGACGAAGTTCAAGCTAAGAAAATTGTTCTTGTTGATAACAGACTTGGTGATATAGCTGGTTATGATGATGAGCTTCTTAGTAAAATGTTGCAAGAGATTGTTGATAGTGGTGATTACATTGGTACAGGTTTTAATGCAAAAGAAATTGATGAGTTACTTGCTGGTATTGATAGTGATATAGATGACCACGATACAGAGTTTGAGGAAGTCGTTGAAAAACCTAAATCAAAAGCAGAAGCAGTTCACGATATTGTTTTGTACTTAGACGATAAACAGTTTGCTCAATATAAAAAATGGGTAAGCGCATTGGCTGAGGAAATGAAATGCAACCTTACTGAAGCTACTTACAATGCAGTTAAGTATACTTTTGATGATTTAGGATTATGAAAACTGTAAAGCTATCTAAATTAAAACAATATACAGATAATCCAAGAGTTGGTAATGTAGATTTAATTGCTGAATCTTTAAAAGAGAACGGACAATTTAGACCACTTATTGTAAACAAAGATGAAACTATTCTTGCTGGTAACCATACTTACCTTGCTATGAAGCAGTTGGGTTGGAAAGAGTGTGACGTTTTTTATGTAGACGTAGATAAAGCTCAAGCAAAAAAAATAGTCTTAGTTGATAATCGTCTTAATGATATAGCAGGATATGACGGGGAACTTATAACAGAAATGTTAACTGACTTACTTAATGCTGGTGAACTTGCTGGTACTGGTTTTGACGCAGATGATGTTGATGACTTAGCTGCGGAATTTGATGAAGTTGATATAACAGATTTTGAGGAGTTTGAGGGTGGCTATGCTTTATCTGAACAAGAACTAGAACAAATAAAAATTGAAAGGGCAAATGCAGTTTCTAAAAATGCTGGTAAACCTTTGAATGATATTCCAATATCATTACTTGATAAACAATATAAAGAATTTAAAAATATGATATTAGCTATTTCTAAAGATAAAAAAATAAATACATCGGAAGCTATTTTATTCTGTTTAGAATATGCATTTAAAAAGAAAAAAAAATCTTGGTATAACAGGTGAAAATATTTATTCCAACTTACGGTAAGTATGACGGAGTAAAAACATTAGAACTTAAACAACTTCAAAATCTTAATGTAGTTTTATTAGTTCATAATCAAGACGAATATAAAAAATATAAAGCTAATTATCCAAATGCAAATATAAAAATTACAAAAGCTAAAACAGGTACAGGTGGTAAACAATATCAAATAGAAAACGCACTTGACTTATATGTTGATGAATCTGAGTGGGTTTTGTTTTTAGATGATGATATAAAAAAAATTATAGGTTGGAAAGCTGGTTTTGAAAAACAAGATAAAGTTGATTATGAAACTGATAGTGCTTTAAAGCGTGAAATATGGAATACAGAAATAACACAAGAAAGATTACTTGACGCAGTTACTGAATCTATTAGTAGGGCTGAAAATATTGGTGCATACATTTGCGGGTTTGCCGTTACTGAGAATCCAATGTTTAATTGTAATAAATGGTCGCATAGGGGTTTTGTTCATGGTAAAGCAGTTTTGTGGAAAAAAGATAGTACTTTTGAATTTGATAACAAAATATTAGACATGGACGATTACAGTTGGAGTCTTGAACATTTATATAAATATAAGAAAGTTGTAATTAATAGAAGCGTAGCATTTGAAAATGATTACTTCGGCAAAGGTGGTCACAATAATAATTCATACAATAGAGATGAAGCAAGAATTATTGATAGTAAATATTTAATAAAACGTTTTCCACAGTTTGTTTTGAACAAACCAATCAAAAATAAACCAAAATATTTTGATATTAAGTTTGCAACGTGGGGTGATGAAAGGTTTGATGAATGGCTAAATAAACTGTATAATTATCGTGATAAGGAATAAACGTAGTGTTTATGGGCTTTTAACAGACTGTTTTAAGCCGTTTTAAGAGGGTGTTTACACGTCTAGGGTGTAACTGCCCATACAGAAAGGTGCATAATGCAAGATATAAATGAAATGATTGAAATAATAAAACAAATTGATATATCTAAATACAAACAAGCAGAATATAGAAATGTAGTTGATGAGATTGCAGTTAACTTTAAAGCAAAATGGTATGATGAGCTATATGAAAAAAAAGGTTGGTTAGATTACGGAGGACAGTCTTGATTGATATAAGATTGAGGTCAAAAATTTCTGAAAAAGAGCTAGAGCAAAAGATTGGAAAAATTTTAACCGAAAACGATTACAACATTTTAATAACGAAAGACACAACAGTTAGGTTTCCTAATGGGCAAGTTGGTGCTATTTATTTAAAAGAAGTTATTCCAAAAAATTTAGCAGATAATTCTTATGATGTATTACACAGTTTAAAATCACAACAAACTTCCAACAGAGGATTGGCTAGTGGTTTGCCTAGACTTAAAAGAGGTAGCGGTGGTACTAGAACTGATACGGCAAAAAGTATTGCTTCAGCTATTATTGGTAATCTTGACCCCGTTGGCGCTCAACAATATTGTAGGTTGACTGCGTTTAGTGGTAAAGAGTTTGATAAATATAAAAGTTTATTTCCATTATTTGTTTTTATTGGTGAACAAATGAAAAAGTTTGCACCCGAAAAATATAACGCTCAAATGGAATTTGTTAACAGAACAAATAAAGACTGGGTTATTGAGGGAACGCCTTTTACAACTATAACTGTAAACAACTCTTACCCTACTGGTGTGCATACTGATAAAGGTGATTTAGATGAGGGTATCTCAACTTTGGCTTGTATTAAGAAAGGCGATTGTCAAGGTGGATATTTGGTACTACCTGAATTTAGGATTGCTTTTAAAATGGGTGATAGAGATTTATTAATATTTGACGCTCATCAATATCATGGAAATACAAAATTAGAAATGAATAGTGATGACGCTGAACGCATAAGTATTGTGTCATATTACAGAACTAAAATGGAAGAATGCGGAAGCGCTGATGAGGAATACGAAAAGAGGTTACAGTATGCCGAAAGAAAAATCAACGGGTAGGGCAAAATGGGACGCAGAAAATGAAACATTTCAAGAATTTAAAGAACGTAGGCACGCTGGTTGGTCGGGTACGGGACAACCTAATTCACAAACTAGGCAAGCTGGTAGATGTAGTAACTCGGGCGATTATAAAAAAGATTGTAAATGTAGAACTTGCATTAACAGAAGAAGCCGAGCAAAAGGAAGAAGAAAACAAAACCTAGCTAGAAAAAAATTAGGTATACAAGATAATAGGTTTCACGGTGCAGACGCTCACGAGGAAAATTGGTCTACTGGTTTAAGGGTTGAAGTAAAAGCTGGTAAACAATGTAATCCACTTTCAACGTTCTTTTATAAATGTAAAAAACAAAGTGATGATTCTCATAGGGCATTTGGTGGTATGGGTAAACCTTTTATACAAGTAAGTATGCCCGACAATTCAACTAAAGGCATAGTTAGTTTTGAACTTGATGATTTAGAAAATGTTTGTGTTGAAGCTCTTAAAAATTTGGGATATGAGTTTGGGGATAAGTAGGTGTTAAACAAGGCAACCCAATGTCACTTGCGTGACCGAAAGGAGGTATAATTTAAGCCCGTCCGTAGTTCTCTTACGGCTCTATTCCTACTAAATCCCGTAACAAGTCTAGCTTGTATTCTTAGTTTTCTCTAACTTACAGAAACGGCAAAAGTCAATGACGTCTAAGTCAATCCACCCGTGACCGTCTGCTTCGCAGTCATGTGGTATAGGTACTTCTTTTATAAAGTCACCTAGCAATGACCAATGTTTGACAATAGCGTAAGGTGTTACCGTAATGCCTTTCCAGTTTTCACGATACATCTTTACTCTTATTTCAATATCATCGGGCGTTGCGCCCACTTCTGCTAGTTCCTTAACGCACTTATTCCAACCGCCACGCTCAACATTTGTACGGGGTTTGTATCCCATAGCACTTTCCAAAGCAATATAAATGTGTCCATTCTTTCTTTGTTTAGTTGGCTTTAGTTTGTGGCTCTCAGGTGTACTGGGGTGCAGTTCATCTGTGACTGGGGGTTGTTCGTATATGAACGGATTTCTACGCAACACAGTATATAGGTTGCTAGTCTGTTCGTTTGAAGCTGGGTCAAACCTTGCCTCAACTACGATTGCCCTACTGTCTTTTAGTTCAGTTAAAGCACGCTTTACAGTAGAATTAGAAGTATGCATACGTCTAGCCAACGTTGATATTGACGGAAAACATGTACCGTCATCTTTATCTGCATATCTATTTAGTACTGCATATAGACGCACCGCTTGTGCTGAGATAGGTAAGTCGATTACCCACTCAGGCACAATGGCGTAGTACTCATCAGCTTTTATATTGTCCATTTAAAATGGTGCTTCTGAATCGTCCTTTGGAGTTCTAGCTTCAGGCGTCATAGAGTCTTTCATTGAAATTAGTTTTTCAATAAGAGCTGACGCTTCTTTACCACTTAAGTTAGGTACCGTAGGTGTGATTTTGTCACGTTCTGACTTCGGTACTTCTTTAAGCAATGAAGCTATGAATCCGAGTTGCTTCTCTGACGGCTTCCCGAAATTTGCAGTCGCCTTTTGTGGTGACTTGTATTCGGAACTGTTGCCGTATTTGTAGGTTGCTTCTTGTGGAGCTTCTGTCATTATTTCCTCAGTATGTTGTTTACTGAAGCTAATAATTTCATCAATCTCTAACTTACCAGCAACGACCAAATCGACTGCGCCTTTGAACGCAACTTGGCGAACAATTAGTCTGTCTTTGTTCATTGTTATCCTCGCTTTCCATTTGTCCATGGTCGTTTGTACTCGTAAGACCAACGACCTTTTTTCTTTGATTTCTGTTTTCTGCGTTGGTGTCTATTTGTCATTAGGCACCTCAGCTTTATATTTACCCGCATATAAATAGTCACGGGTACCGTCCCACGTTGCATTGTTAAAGGCAATGCCGTCTGCATATATGTATCCACGATTGGTTGTGAAAGAATAATTTTTTATACTTCCGTCACCAAACTTAAATACAAATTGATAAGTCCACCAATGTTTATTTCTTACGTTAGGCATTATCCGCCACCAATCTAAGTTGGTTTTCTTTACGCTCGTCAAGTGGGTGACTTAACAAGTAATAAACAAAGTGACCTTTTCTTTTGCCTGCAACTGTTTGAATTTGCCAACCCTCATCTCTAAGGGTGTGTAGATAACCACCAAACCTAGCGCAACGCAATTCGTATACGAACTCACCATTGCTGATTGGCTCGTTATCCCGATACTTCAAAAGAACAAAACGGATTAAATCCATTTTAGTTTTAATTTTTCTCGGGATATACTCGCCTCTAAACCAGTCAACAGTTCTAACGTTATCCACTTAGGCTCGCAACAATATCATTGTCGACTTTCTTTTGGATAAAAGAATCCACGCTACAAAAGTCAACAATCTTTGTTGTGTACCATATTGGGACACCGCTAATAACGAAGTCCGCCTCAGGCAATCTGCCGTGATGTCGCCAAGAAATAACTGTACTTCTATCTACACGAAGCATTGACGCTATCTCTTGTATTCCGACTAGTTTCATAGTTTCACCAATTCCTTTGCAACAGTATTTGTTAATTCACTGTCTGCATATATTAGGTTTCCAGCTTGTTTTTCTAGCTTGGCGTCTTTGGTCTTTGCACCTCTGACGTGCTTTTGCCACAACTCGTAGGAATTGTAAGCGTTAAGCAAACCCCAACCATTATCATTACCGTTGTTTTTTTCTTTGTTGTAGTTGTCAACAATTTTTTCACGGATAGACAATGTATTATTGTATTGTCTGACGCTGGTTGTGTCGTCCTCTTTTAACTCAGGCATTGGAAATACCTTGTCAATCAATTCTGTAAACACGGTATTCGTGACTTCCGTATCTATAAGGTTGTTGACTTCTTGACTGAAAGAATCGTAGAACAATTCTGTTAAGCCAAGAATATTTCTTGCCTCATCTATTTTACCAGTAATAGATTTGGTATGCCTAAGTGATATAGAGTTCTTAGTTGGTTTGGACAATGCCCACCTCAACGTATTAGAACAGACCACTCTGACTGGTGTCATTAATACTTTTAATGCACCGCTTCCGTCATGGCTATTGGTTAACAACATGTAAGGCAACACCTCATCATTGTCAATTGGTAATATGGTGTTCAATCTCATTTGTATAAAGATTGTTGCACCACCATTTAGGCTTCCAGCAGTTTCGTATTTAGCGTCACCGCTATCTACTAACGTGTCCATAAAGTTGAACGCGTCTAAGTTTTGCACGGGTGTATATCTGTTACCGACAACACCGTAGCAACTCTCGTCTGTTTGCCTAACTACTGCAAATTTACTTGCAATATTTTTTATGGTTTCCTGTTGGGTTTGGAAGTAGATTGGCTCTAACTTAACAGACCAATCTAATCCAGCAGTAACTAATGCATCTTGTGCAGTTAACACGTCATCAGTTACAGTTCCTAATCTATGCCAAGGGGTTTCCACCGCACTAAACATAGTTTCTACATTTGCACTCATTCTGTACCGTCCATTTCTACTGCTCTTTGCAGTTCTACGAAGCGAAGCTGGTCGTTTAGCTCACGCATTTTTCGTAGGTTAGTTTCTAGTTGTATTATTTTTGGCTTCAAAGAGTTAAGAAACTTTGTGTACTTGTAAGTTTCGTAGCCACTTGCCACCATTAGTCCAAGTATCAAACCGAACACGAATATTAATATAAGTGTCATAGTAGGTACTTGATTGATTGTTGATAAAAATGAAAGTAAATTTTCCATTATTCACCACCTTTCTTTGCTATTTGTCTTTTTTGTCTGAGTTGTTCAAGCTGGTCTAACAGTTGAGCTTCCTCATCTTCAAAATCCTTTTGGATTCTGTCGGCTATTAGTCGTTTAGTTTTTGCTTCTATCCGACTGTACTGTGGGTCATTTTTGTCTAATAAGATTTTGCCGTCTTTGTCAACAATGGTATCCCACTCTTTATGATTCTGAGCTAAGATTTCTCTACGCTTTTGTTTAACTACCCATGTGTTAACTAGGGAATTTAAAGCTAAGTTACTTAACTCAAACCCGTCTTGCTTATACCATGTAATTACGAACGCACGATATGCTTGTTCGGTTTTTATATGCCACTTAGGACTTCCGCAGTAAAAACTATTTCTATAATTTTTCTTACGGGTTGCTAAGTCGCCACGGTGTAAACGCATACCACAAACGCCACAGACTTTGTATCCGTTCTTGTCGGGTATGTGTACTTCTGTAAGTGTGACTTTCCGAAAATCATTATCATCATCGTCAATGATTCTGTTTTCGATATCGTCAATCGGTGAACTCATTAGATTTCATCACCTCACTTAATGGCTTAGTTTGTAAAGGTATAATTTTCATATATTCTTTACACCAAATAATCTCTTTTTCTAAAGCGTTTAGCGTTGGGTATAAAGCAGTCTTTTCTAGGTTTGAAAGTACTGCCCACTCACGCCAGCTTGCGAATCGAGATGTTAATTTCTCAGTCATAACTGACCTCCATTATTTTGTCATAGTCATACCGAATTGTATAACTACCTAGGGAAGCACCCTGCTGGGCAGAGCAGTAATGCTTCCTTGAGCTAGTTACTCGTATAGAGCTAAATCGTCCTCACGTTCTGCAATTTTTTCTGAAATATCTAATCCCTTGTGGGCAAAATATTCTGTAAGCCATTTTTCAATAGCTTCCTTTTGCATTTCCGTTAGGTCTTTATCTGATTGACAAATATCAAATACTTCATCAACTTTGTAAACAACGTTTGCTTCCTCAACCCACTTCCATGGTTTTTCAAAAAAGTCAATCACTTCACGTGGTGAAGTAAAAAAATCGTTATCTACTAATTTGCTAGCAACTGTTTGAGTATTATCACCGTCACATAAATTGTGACGAGTATATTTATCATCAGGTGCATGAGTACTTATATAATTCAAAGCAAATAAATCTGCATGAATTAATTCAATCATTCTTAGTTCTGTTTTGTTTAATTGTTTAGTCATTGGTATCCTCACTTTCTTTTTTGTCTTTTATAAATACCATAGAGCCAACACATTAATTAGTACGTATACAGGGTGTATGAAAAATGCATTGACTCTAGCTATTTATCTACGTGGCTCGTTAATGTTTTCGACATTATAACCAACGTCATCTTTGTATCTTGTCAAAATAATTTTGCCTAACACGAAGCAGTCGCCAGTGCTTCCTTTGTTATCCCAAAATCTATTTCGGGTGATAGTAAATGTTCTAGTACTCATAGGTTCAAGTAATGGCTTTTCACAACCTTGACCGCAAGTCATATCTTTTAAGTCGATAAGCATTGAGGCAATATC